TTCAATAATAACTAAATATTAGTAATTAATTAAAAAGGATTTTACAATGGCTAACACATTATTATCTCCAGGCGTACAAGTTACTGTTACTGACCAGAGCCAATATCTTCCAGCTGCTACGAACTCAGTTCCGTTAGTAGTTATTGCTACAGCACAGAATAAAGTTTCTGGTGACGGCACTGGAATTGCTCCAGGCACATTAGCAGTTAATGCAGATCAGTTATTTTTGGCTACTAGTCAACGTGCTCTTAGTGCTAATTATGGTGTTCCATTCTTTTATCAAACAACAAATGGTACTCCAATTAACGGATACGAACTTAACGAATATGGCTTATTGGCTGCTTATTCCGCACTTGGTGTTACTAATCGTTGTTATGTATTACGTGCGGCGATAGATTTAGCGGCTCTTACAGCTACATTGGTTCGCCCAACCGGCGATCCTGCTAACGGTAGTTTCTGGTTAGATACTAATGATTCACGTTGGGGCTTATTCCAATGGAATCAAACTAACGGAACATTTACTAATCAAACTCCTTTGGTTATTACAGATTCTGTTTATTTGAATCCAAGCTCAACAGTTCCACTACAAACTTATGGTAGTATTGGGCAATATGCTGTTGTGGCAACGGCTACAACAACACCAATTTATTTTAAACGCGGTGGGCCAACGTCAACACAATCTACTGCTACAGATATTACCGATTTATTCAACACATGGGTACAAGTTGGTAGTGATGACTGGCAAACTGCTTGGGCAACAATCCAAGGTCAAAATACGCCAACTAGTATAACTGCTGGTAACACATTCAAAGTTAACGGAGTTACCATTACAGTTCCGGTCAGCCCAGATAATACAGTAACTGGTATTGCTGACGCAATTAATGCGGAAACAATTACTGGCACTTATGCTGCTAATATTGGTGGCGCATTGAATTTATATTGCGATACTATGGCTGGATATGAATATGCTATTAGTGCTGGCACTGCCGATGGCACAACAACTAGGTTAACATTTTCTATAGCACAAGCTAGTGCTCCATTTAGTGTTGGTAGCACAATTACAGTTTCTGGAGTTGTTAGTAGTGGATCTAGTACAACAGATTACAATGGCACATTTACTGTTACCGCTTGTACAACAACTGACGTATATTATGCTAATACTTCTCTTGCTACCTATGTTAGCGGTGGTGATGTTTACTATACTACGGGCACTATTAACCTTGCTAATCTTTCTGGAACAGCATTAACTACTTTAGGCTTAACTTCTGGAACATATCATGCTCCAGTATTACAATCTAGTCCAAGTTACACAGTACCACAATGGAATACTTATAGTACAAGTCCAGCTGGTGGAGCCCCAACAGGTTCTATATGGCAAAAAACTAACTCAGTAAACCTTGGAACTGCTTTAGTTGTAAGCAGATATAATTCAACACTAGGCACATTTGTTGCTCAGGCTTGCCCATTATATTCCAACGACTCAAACGCAATTTACGGATTAGATCCAGCAGGCGGCGGGTACAATATTCCGGCCACGTCAACTTATGCTCAGTATAATCCATTGAACAACGGCGCAGCCGGTTTAGAAATTCTTGAAAGATATATTACTGGCCCAACTATTGTAACTGGTAGTAACACTACACAAACATTTACAAATGGCGATACATTTAACCTTACAGCTACACAGGCTGGTACGGCGTCTTTTGCTAGTGCAACTTGTACAGTAAATGGTACTGCTCCGGCAGACTTTATTGCGGCAGTTAGTGCGGCTGATATTAGTGATGTTAGTGCCAGTATTAACAGCGCAGGCTCTATTGTATTTGAACACAGCGCAGGTGGTGATATTTACTTGAGAAACATAACAGGTACTCCTGTTACTGACGCTGGATTTACAACTAATACATCATTTGTTCGTCAAGGATATTCTGTCTCATATGTTTCTGGTGGCGTTGCAACATTCTTAATTTTATCTAATTGGGTTGGCAATCCAACATTTACATACACAGCTTCTGACTCGGCTCCATATCAAGATCCTACAACAGGAACATACTGGTATTATAGCGATCCTACTGAAGTAGATATTATGATTCAGGAAAACGGTGTATGGCAAGGTTATCAGAATGTCACGTCGGATGCTCGTGGCTATAACTTAACATTGTGTAATGCTACTGGTCCTATTATTAGTGCCACAGCTCCAACTACACAAACTGACGTGGCCGAAAGTTCATTACAATATGGTGATTTGTGGGTTGATACTAGTGACTTAGAAAATTATCCATCGTTATCACGCTGGGAAAATGTTAGTGGCGTCCCACAGTGGGTATTGATTGATAACACAGATGCTACAGATCCAAGTGGCATACTATTCCAAGATGCTCGGTGGGCACCTAACGGTGTTACTAACCCAGTTACTGACGCATTGCCAACAATCCAATCATTGTTGACCAGCAACTACTTAGACTTAGATGCTCCAAACGCATTGTTATATCCACAAGGTATTTTGCTATGGAACACACGTCGTTCAGGCTTTAATGTTAAAACATTCCAAGACAATTATTTTAACAATCAAAGTTATCCAACATACGACTGGGTATCAACAACAGCATACACTATTGGTGAATATGTACAGTACCTCGGATATAACTATGCTTGTATTCAAAATAATACAAATCAAACGCCTAGTACGGCAACTGCTTATTGGTCTATTCAAGAAGTTACAAATACATGGTTATCTGCTTCAGGTTCACGCCCAGACGGTGCTCCATATATGGGTCGTCAATCACAACGCCAAATCATTGTTGAATCTTTACGTGCTGCTATTGACAACAATACTGCTATTCGTGAAGAACAAAACTACTATAATTTAATTGCTGTTCCTGGATATCCAGAGTTAGCAGTTAACATGAAAGAGTTAAACAATGAAATTAACAACGTGGCATTTAACATTGTTGATACACCATTACGTTTGACCCCAACTGAAGTTACTAATTGGGCTACAAATAATGATGGATTAGGCAGAGCTACTGGCGATGGTAATTTAGCGTCCGGTGATAGCTACTCAGGTACATTCTACCCAAGTTGCGAAACATTTGATTTAAGTGGTAACACGGTTGTAACTTACCCAAGTCACATGATGGTTCGCACAATTATCCGTTCAGACGAAGTAGCTTATCCATGGTTAGCTCCAGCTGGAACACGTCGTGGTATTATTGATAATGCTTTTCAACTAGGTTATCTCAACGGCATTACCGGTGTATTTGAACCATTAAGTGTTGGCCAAGTATTACGCGATGTATTGTATCCAAATCATATTAATCCAATTACCTTTATTCCGGGTGTTGGTATTGTAAACTTTGGTAACTTAACATTACAATTAACACCTACAGCATTGGATCGTATTAACGTAGCTCGTTTAGTAGCATTTATTCGTGCTAGATTAGTTGTAATTGGCAAACAATACTTGTTTGAGCCAAACGATCAAATTACTCGTACAGAAATTGGTAACTCTATTACTAGTTTATTGCTTGATATTGTAGCTAAACGCGGTATTTACGATTACTTGGTTGTTTGCGACAATTCAAATAATACACCTACTACAATTGATCAAAATCAGTTGTGGGTAGATATTGCTATTGAGCCAGTAAAAGCTGTGGAATTCATCTATATTCCATTGCGTATTGAAAATACTGGTGCTATTGCTCAACAGGCTATTGCCTAAAGGACATGGGCAAAGAGGAAACTTTTTGCCCAAATATATTAACTAAATAAAAGTAACTGGAGATTAACAAATGGCAACATCATCACTAACTAACATGACAGTACCGCTGCCAACAGACCAAAGCGCACCAACGCAAGGTTTGTTGATGCCGAAATTAGCGTTTCGCTTTCGTGTGTTTTTTAACAATTTTGGTGTTACTACACCTACAACAGAATTAACTAAACAGGTTATGAAGTTTGATCGTCCACACGTTGACTTTACAGAAATCATGTTACCAATTTATAACAGTACTGTAAAAATTGCTGGAAAATATAAATGGAGCGATATTACTTGCGATCTGCGCGATGATGCGCAAGGTAGTGTAAGTAGATTAGTTGGTGAACAGTTACAAAAGCAATTGGACTTCTTAGAGCAAAGCTCTGCTTCGTCGGCTATTGATTACAAATTTACTACACAATTCCAAGTACTTGATGGTGGTAACGGAACTGCTGCTCCAGTAGTATTAGAGCAATGGCAAATTCTTGGCTGCTATTTAAAAGACGTTAACTACAATTCAATGGATTATGGTACATCTGAAGCAGTTAAGATTACTATGACTATTACCTTTGATAACGCTGTTCAAGTTAATCAAGCTGGCGCTACGGTTGGAGTTGGTCAAGTCATTCCTCTTAATCGCAATCCTGACGGAACAGCTACTGGCGCCGGCACAGCCGCTTAAACTAAATGTCAGTCCAGGGATACCTCGGGCAAGGTAATCAATCATTACAACCCGCCACTGATCCGCAGTTAAAAGATTATACCCACGCATCAAAGGCATTTGTAAGCAACGGGTATCAGTATAGTCCGCGACTCAAATTTCTATTCCACGTTTATTTTAATATAAACACAGCAAACATTCCACAACTGCAAGCCGCCTATGGCTCTGGAGCTATTTCTACTCTTAGCTTATTAGTTAAAAGTGCTGAGTTACCTAAATTTAAAATTGACACTACAGTACTAAATCAATATAATCGCAAACGTGTTGTACAAACTAAAATGCGTTACGAGCCCAGTCGAATTATATTCCACGACGATCAAGCTGATTTAATTCGCAATATGTGGTATAACTACTATTCTTATTACTACGGCGATCCAAGCCATCAATATGCCGGCATTTCAAATATGTCAGGCACAATGGGTCGCTTAATGACGCAAGCAAATGCTTTTAACTATAACACATCTGACATTTATAGCCAGCAACAAGCTAGTGCTAACTGGGGATTTCAGGGCGAAACATATCACGACGGTACTAATTTATTATTTTCAGGCTTTGGTGGAAAACCTGCTTTTTTCCGTGACATTACTATCTATGGACTTAGTCAAAAGAAATTTGCGCAATGGACATTAATTAATCCAATAATCACCAGCTGGCGTGGCGACAACTACGATTATGCCGAAGGTGGTGGATCAATGCAAAATGAAATGTCCTTTGAATATGAGTCGGTAAAATATTTTATGGGTGACATTGGTTCTAATCAACCATCCAATTCCGTTTCTGGATTTGCGGATAATGCACACTATGATACAAAATCATCAAGCATTACTACTCCTTACGGCCGCAGTACAGTTTATAGCGGCAGTAGTATTGTGTCTGCGGTATCGGGTACTGTACAAGATCTTAATAATACAACAGCTGGATTAAGTGGATTACAAAATGTTCTTGGCGGTGTACAAACAGCCGGCACATTGCTTAATACATTAACAGGAAGTGCTCTTAGTCAACAACTTGGAGTTGGTAAATTTATTAATGGCGGATTAAATAGTTTATCTGGCTCGTCAACAAACCCATTAGGAACTTTGGCAGGCAAATTGCAAGATGCGGCTAAAGGATTATTTATTCCAACAGCTCCAGCGGCATCCCCGGTAGCGGCTCCAGATGCCACACCTGGGTTTAATGCTTACGATCAAGCTGGATATTAATTATGACAACTATTAAC